ACATTAAGGAGGACAAGTAAATGAGAGCATACAACGATGTCAAGGTGGAGCCCAATAAGGGCAGAGAAATCCTTCCGGCTGGCGGATATGTAGCGAAAGTTCAGCAAGCCGTCGTGGAGAATACAGACTACGGTGAAAAGCTGGTTATTTATTTCGACATTGCGGAAGGCCCGCATGCAAGTTTTTTCCGAAATGATTACCAGGCGCAGACTCAAGAAGATAAAAAATGGCGTGGAGTGTACCGCATGTATCTTCCGAAGGACGATGGAAGCGAGAAAGACGGGTGGAGCAAGCGTACCCTCGGCGGTGTGATCTGGGCGTTCGAAAATAGCAACAATGGATACCACTGGGGCTGGGACGAAAACACTCTTAAGGGGTTGTCTGTTGGTGTTCTGTTCCGCAACAAAGAATGGGAGATAAATGGTAACACAGGTTGGACCACAGAATGTTGCAAACTCATTGACTCGGACAGCGTCCGTCAAGGCAAGTTTAAGATGCCGAAGGATAAGCCACTTGATCGAGGGAGCACATACCAGAACAAAGCAAATGGTCTACTCGATGATGATGGGGATTTGCCCTGGAATTAAGAGCCTATGGATCACTTTGAGGTAGATGCAGCGCTCAAAACAATGACCGTTTTGGTGGACACAAGGGAGCAGGACACCGTTAGGGCGAGAAAGCGGTTGTATGATATCGGGTGCTCGTATGAACGAAAAGCACTTAATTTTGGGGATTATTCAGTGAAATGTAACTGCCTGGACCTTTCAGAGCTTGTAGCAATCGAACGAAAGATGAGCTTGGACGAATTATGCAATTGCTATTGTAAGGACCGGCCCCGCTTCACCCGGGAGTTCGAGAGGGCGACACGGGCCGGTGCCAAGCTCTATCTGCTGGTGGAAAACGGAGACTGGGAAAAAGTATACTCGGGGGACTACAGAAGCAGAATGGGGGCTCCGGCTCTGGTGGCAAGCATTCTGGCGTGGCTGGCTCGATACAACTGTCAAGTGCTCTTCTGCGTTCCGTTCATCAGCGGAAAGCTCATCCATGACATTCTTTATCGGGAACTCAAAGAGCGTTTGGAGGCACTCTAGGTGAATGTAGCGGATGAAGTGAAGCGGAGACTGTCCATCCGGCAAGTAGCTGAGCACTACGGCTTTGAACCTAATCGTTCCGGTTACATTCAATGCCCATTCCACCGCGAGAAAACCGCCAGCCTTATGCTATACAATGACCCAGGTCGGGGGTGGCACTGCTACGGCTGCGGGCGCGGTGGGTCTGTTGTAGACTTCGTAATGGAGCTATTTGGAATCAATTTCCGGCAGGCTGTGCTGCGCCTCAACGAGGATTTCGGCCTTGGGTTAGTAGGGGATCGCCCTGATAGCAGAAAGGCAACGCAGGCGTCGCAGGAACGATTGAAGGCAGCGATAGAGCTAGATGAATACCGCTGGCAGTACACGCTGATGACAGCCCGTCACAGAAGGCTATGGAGGGCGTATATAAACAAAGCGCCAAAGAATTCAGAGGAAAAAATAGATGATGAATATGCGGAGGCTTGCAGAAATCTTCCGGTAGTTGAGGAGTGGTTTCACGGGCACCCGTGGAGGTGACAAACATTTTAGAGTTTCCAGAGTATACATTTGACGACTACATTAACTCAGTGACCCCATTTGAGTTTGTCTACCAATACGAGGGCAACAGCTTCGAACTTACCCGGGTGCTGGAGGCTATGAGCGTGGCGGCCCGAAAGGCAGGATTCATAAACTTCAAAAAAGCTTACGCCAGCTACGTCAAGAGCCTGAAGGAGCAGGGGCAGACCATCTATGCAGACAGTGTGACCCAGTTTGAGGGCCAGCCACTGGAGCTCAACTGCGGGCAGTGGCGAGCAGACGACTTTGGAGTTTCGATATATGAGAACTATGGCGAGCGATTTGCCTGTAACCATCCGCTCCTGCCCGTGTTACGGCTGGTAAATATCGATACCGGCGTCGAAAAGCTGAAGTTGGCCTATCGGAAGGGCAAACAGTGGCGATATATCATCGCGGATAAGAAGACGTTGGCCTCTGCCAACAGCATCCTGGAGTTGGCCAATGTGGGCGTGGCGGTGAACAGCGAAAACGCCAAGTATCTGGTCCGCTATCTCCACGACGTGGAGAGCCTGAACTACGACCTCATCCCAGAGAAAAACAGTGTCAGCCGCATGGGATGGATCGAGGGAGAGGGCTTCTCTCCATACGTGGATGAGCTAGTCTTCGACGGAGACGCCAATTTCAGAACCTTTTTCGAGAGCGTCCAAGAGCATGGGAACGATCAGAAGTGGTTGGAGGTGGCCCGCGAGGTCCGCCAGGGGGCCAGCATCCCGGCCAGGATCATCCTGGCGGCCTCTTTTGCCTCTGTGATGGTGAGGCCAATGTGCGCACTGCCCTTCTTTGTACACCTGTGGGGCGGCACAGAAGTTGGAAAGACGGTTGGACTCATGCTGGCCGCTAGTGTGTGGGCCAATCCAGAGGTTGGACGGTACATCCACACCTTCAACTCCACTGCTGTGGGCAGGGAGAAGTCTGCATCCTTCGTTAACAGTCTCCCCCTCATTCTAGATGAGCTCCAGATTGTGGCGGACCGGAAGACCTTCGATAAAGATATCATGATGCTGGCTGAGGGGGCTGGGCGCACCAGAGGCACCAAGTCAGGCGGAATCGACAAGACACCCACATGGACCAACTGCATCATCACCAGCGGCGAGATGCCCATCACCAATGCATCCAGCGGTGGCGGGGCGGTGAACCGCATTGTGGAGATTGAGTGCAAGGAGCGGCTGTTCCAGGACCCACGGCACGTGGCCGATACCGTCAAGCGCAACTACGGATTTGCCGGGCGCAGATTCGTGGAGGAGCTCCAGAATGAGGGGGCTGTGGAGACTGCCGCTGAAATCTATAAGGGCTTTTACGTCGCCCTGTCGGAGAGCGACACTACCGAGAAGCAGGCCATGGCCGCGGCCATCCTGCTGACGGCGGACGCGCTCAGCGGTAAGTGGATATTCCAGGACGATCATGCTCTGACCGTGCAGGACATTTCCGATCACCTTCAAACTAAATCTGCGGTCTCCGTTAATGAGCGAGCATATGAATTTTTATGCGAATTTGTTGTATCAAATAAGAATAAATTTTGTGGATCAAGTCAGGATCACGACGTTTGGGGAGACATCGTAGACGGGCAGGCATATATCATTCGGTCCACCTTTGGGCGCATCTGCTCGGAGAACGGATACAACCCAGAGGCATTCCTGAGCTGGGCCAAGAGCAATGGAAAAATTGACGCACCTGCCAAGGGAATGACCCGTGCCAAGCGGATCAATGGGGAGCCTGCCCGTTGCGTTATACTAGATTTACCCAGGGAAGAAATGGAAAATACGGGACTTTTGGACGATATTCCGTAAAATGTGCGACCATGTGCGACCATGGTGTTACATTCAAAGCATTGCGGCTCTAAGGTTGTGCGACTGTGCGACTTGTGCGACCTTTTTTACAACATGTATATATAAGCGGACACACCCCATATAGATGGAGGACGCAAGGAAAGCTAAACTACTTTACATATGTGTATACTCTCTCTATATAGGAAAAAATTTTTCGGTCGCACAGTCGCACAAAGTAAAAAACATGTGTCAAAGCATTGCGGCGCAATTGTTTCAAGTGTGCGACCAAAAGTCGCACGAAATCGCACAAGTCGCACAACGATGTGGGAGGGAAAAGTGACATTTAGAGAACTTGAAGAGCTGGCGTACCAGAACCAGGCAATGCCAAATCATCTGGATGTGTATATGCAAGCCGTCTATCAATCTCTTCGATGTTTATACAGTCATTACAGGCACGGGGAAATTAATCGAGATCTAGCTTCCAGAGAGAAAAAAGCAATCAGGATCACTTGCGAAGAGCGCATGCGGGTGAATGATTTTCATGCGAATCTATCAAAGCACTGTTCAGAATTATGGTCCGCTATTGGCGGGGCAGCAGCCGAATATCGAAAAAACAGGACGCTGGAAAGTGCGGACAAGCTGCTGGAAGCGATATATGGAGTAGGGATACCAGGAGGCGAAGAGCTATGACCACAAAAACGCTCTTAGAGATCGACCGTCTCTGCGACGCATGTACGCCCGTCAACGTGATCGCAAGCAAGGTCGGGTGCGCCCAAAACATGGTTTATATCCGCATGCGGGAGACCGGGCGGAAAGCAAGACACATCCACCCGAGAGCTGTGTACCGGGTGACGCGCATCAAAACGGGCAGGGCTGTGGTCGGGACCCTGGAAGAGTGCGCGGAACAGCTCGGGGTGAAAAAAGCGACGCTGAAGAGTGCGAGGAACCGCTGGATAAACCAGAACGGCCACAGGCGGACCAAGTGGAAAATCGAGAAGCTGGGAGAGCGCCGGTGGAAAGGTTGGGAGGAAGCGAGCGATGACTGACCAGGAATTGATACGGGCGCTGCGGTGCTGCGTCAGCAGCCAAAGATTGGAAAGGAGGCACACATGAAACCAATCCTGTTTAACACCGAAATGGTGCGGGCGATCTTGGATGACCGCAAGAGTGTGACGCGGCGGGTGGTGAAGCCGGGGCATTTGCGGGTGCTGGACAGCCAATACCACAAGGAACACCCGGAAGTGCCGGATAAGACGCTGCTGGAAAAGCTCTGTCTGCCGCCCTACCAGCCCGGCGACACCCTGTGGGTGCGGGAGACGTGGAATGGCGACTGGTGCGACCATTATATCTACAAGGCGGACGGTGGCAGCGCAAAAGCTGCCGGATATGCAGCAGAGCCGAAATGGCGCCCATCCA